TATCTACTTCTCTAAAAAGTTCTATAGATAATAGTGAATCTCAACTAAATAATAATTTAGAAGCTGCTAAAAGTATTTACAGACAAGCTATAGAGAATAGTGATGTAGATGCTCAGATTGCAGCACAAGAAAGTATTAGTAAAGCATACGCTGAACTTAATCAAATAAGTAATCAACGTACAGCACTAGAAAATTATAATACACAGATAGAGCAACAACCAGTAAGTCAATCACAACAACAGCCTACTAAATATGATCCTAAAGCTGTTGATTGGGCAGCTAAAAATGACTGGTTTGGTAAAGATCAAATAATGACTACTGCCGCTCTGTCTATAGATCAAGAGTTAAAAGATGAGGGATATGATCCTTCTGATGACGACTTTTATGAGGAAATCGACAATAGATTACATAGTCGCTATCCTCAAAGGTTTCAGGGTACTCCTACTCAAGAACCTGAAACACCTCGTTTGCAGGATACATCGTCAAATTCTGCTCAAGTGGTAGCTGGTGCATCACGCACACCTAAAACCTCTAAGGGTAACAAAGTTAAACTAACGCAAGAAGATGTTCGTTTAGCTAACAAATGGGGCATATCACTTGAAAAGTATGCTGCGGAAAAGCTGAAGGTTGAGAAAGCTGAAGGCGATTACACTAGCATTTTTAATTAAGCGTGGAAGGAAAAATTACAATGACACGAAATACAAACTCACGTAGTACAAGCACTAGGGAAGCTAAACCTCGTAGGACATTTGAAGAACCAAATTGGTTAGACATACCACCTACTGTTACAGAACGATTCAAAAGTGAAGGCATGTCTTTGCGTTGGATTCGTATGACTATCAAAGGTAATGACGATATTCAAAATATGAGTAAGCGTCAAGCAGAAGGTTGGGAGATAGTTCAGTCCGAGGAAGTTCCCGAAATGACACACTCCTCTGTCGTGAGAGAGGAAGGACGATATTCAGGAGCAGTCTGTCGTGGAGACTTGGCTTTGGCAAAAATGCCAACTGACCTGGCTGAATCGCGTCAAGAATTTTATGAACAAAAGAGTAGGGAAGCGGTAGGTGCTGTAAATGCACAACTAATGCGTAATTCAGATTCACGTATGCCTATTTCAAACTCTAGTCGTTCGAGGGTAACTACAGGAAGGCAACCTTCTTTCCAAGAATAGCTTTCCTGTTTGTCATCGTAACTTTAAAACAAGGAAAGGAATAGTGTTATGACTGATACTAAAGCACTAAACGGCCTTACTCCTTCTCGCAAACGTGGAGGTGCATCAAATAGCACTGCTACGAATGAATATCCCATTGCAAGTGGTTTTGGAACCAATATCTTCAGTGGCGATATTGTATGTAATGCTGCAGGAAATGTGGTCGTTTTAAGCGTTTCAACTCAAAAAGCCATAGGTGTTTTTCAGGGTTGTAAATATACTGCTAACGGTGAAATTAAGTATTCTAACTATTGGCCTAGTGGTACATCATCTGACGATGCGGTTGCATTCGTTGTTGATGATCCGCAAGCTACCTTTATAGTTCAGGCTGATGCTTCTGTCACCGCTGGTGATATTATGTCACAGAACTTTAGTTGCACATTGGGTGCAGGTTCTACGGTAACTGGTCGTTCAGGCTTCGGTATTGAAGCTGGTTCTCGTACTACTACTACAGGTGGAATGCTTCGTCCCATCGCTGTATTAGATGAGCCAGGAAACGATATTACTGTTGCTGCAGATCGTGCCTTCCCAAAACTTGAAGTTCGTATCGTGCGTCACGTAGATGCTTACATCTCCGCTGATGCGTCAGCTAACTAAGGAAGGGAGTAATAACAAATGGCTATTAATCGCTCTAGTATTGCGAAAGAACTGCTCCCAGGATTAAATGCTGTATTTGGTATTGAATACAATGATGTGGACAATGAACATGCTCCGCTTTTTGATATTGAACAATCAGATCGTGCATTTGAGGAAGAAGTTCTATTCACCGGCTTCGGTACTGCGCCTGTTAAAAGTGAAGGTGCTGCTGTTCAGTTTGATGATGCACAAGAAGGCTATGCTTCTCGTTACAGCCACGAGACAATAGCTCTTGCTTTTGCAGTAACTGAAGAAGCTATGGAAGATAATCTTTATGACACTTTTGCTAAACTACGTGCGCGTGGTCTTGCGCGTGCAATGGCTAACACTAAGCAAGTTAAAGCTGCTGATGTTTTCAATAACGGCTTTGCGGCAACAAGTCCTGGTGGGGACGGACAGCCTTTCTTTAGTGCGAGTCATCCAGTAGTTGGTGGTGGTACTCAATCCAACACTCTTGGTGCTACTGATCTTTCGGAAGCATCTCTTGAGTCGGCTTTGATTACCATCTCAAAAGCAGAAGATGATCGTGGTATTCTTATTGGTCTACAGGTCGAGTCACTACATGTGCCTTCAGATCTTGCTTTTACAGCAGACCAAATCTTGAATAGCACAATGTCAACAACGATTGGGGTTAACCCAACCACTGCTGCAAATGGTGCAACGAATGTAAACGATATTAATAGCATTCGTAATCAGGGTCTAGTTCCTGGTGGCTTTTATGTAAATCGTAGGTTCCAAGATGGAAACGCTTGGTTCTTGCGTACTGATTGCCCAAATGGTGCTAAGATGTTTGTACGTGCGCCTCTTCAAACTAAGATGGAACCTGACTTCGATACAGGCAATCTTAGATTTAAAGCGCGTGAGCGTTACAGCTTTGGCTTCTCTGATTGGCGTAGCTATTACGGTGCTTCAGGTTCTTCCTAAGTTCCGTTTAAATTAAGCTAAATTAAGTGAGGGTGGAGAGAGAGAAATAAAGTTCTTTTTCTTCACCCTTTTTTAATTACCATTATTGTTATATAATGTAACTAATTAAATTCTTTTAATGTAAAGGAACAAAATATGGCAACCACTCTTCGACAAGGATTTGTAACTGGAAGTGGCGCAGTTCTTGATACTGTAACCAGTGTTTCTCTCGCAGACACTCGTATTCGTTCTGTATTTGCTACAGGTATTGGTCAGTTTCTTATTACTGGAACTTCTACTGATGCTAGAGGTACGGTAAAAGGAAATAATATTAGGTTTGTAAATACGACAGCATCAGATGCAAACGAAGTTTATTTTTCTGATTTAGGTATTGCAATGAAAGGAACAGTTGTAGTTTCTGCTCCAACTTCAGCAGCTACAGTAGCAGTATTCTATGGTTGATTATACTTTTTTAGTAAATGATATTATTCAGGCATCTGAAAATGAAGGAACAGAGTTTATTAACTATATTCCTAAAATGGTTAATCGTGCTGAAGAACGTCTGACAAAAGATTTGGATGACTATGGTTTAGTTAGTTATACCTCTGTTGCAGTTTCTTCTGGAAATAATATCCTTACCTTACCCACAGGCACACGTATAGTTAAGAATATTAATATTATAAGTGACTCTACAAAGATTAATTTACTGCAACGAACTGATGAATATATTAATGATTACTGGCCTGTAAGTGCATCAACTGATGAACCAAGGTATTACGCACCTCGTAATAACTCTACGGTTTTAATAGCACCTACTCCTGCTTCTACTTATAGTGGACAGGTTGTACATGTTAATCGCCCAGTAACATTAACATCTGCAACTCCTGAAAATTACTTTACTGATTTTTGTTATGATCTTCTTTACAATGCTTCTATGATAGAGGCAATGATGTTTCAAAAAGATTATCCTACTTCACAATTATATGAACAACGATATGCACAGCTTCTAGAGTTACAGCGTAATCAAGCACGTAGAACACGTAGAGATGACATGCAGACTCCTGCAAGTCCTGCTGGTGCAGATGATAATCTAGTAGCTAACACTAATTAAAGGAGAATATTATGGCTACATTAAAACAAACAGAAGAATTTTTAAAAAGAAAAAGAGAAGGACTAGTTGGTCTTGAAACTTTAAAAAAAAGAAAAGAACAACAAGAAGATCCTAAAATTAAACAACGAATAAAAAATTCAAAACTTGTTGGAGAAATAGCTAGTCTTGCTATTCCTGGTTTAGGTGCCGCAAAAATTGGAAGAGCATTAATGACAAGAGGACCAAACTTTGTTAAAAGTGTTAGATCAGCATTAAATAGTAAAGATAATAAAGATGCTCTTAGATTAGCATTTGGATTAGATAAAAAAGTTGGTGGGAAGACTAAAACTAAAATTATTAAAAGTGCAGATGGTAAAACAAAAACAGTAGTTCAAAAAACTCCAGATAATCTTGTTAAATCAAGATTTGGTAAAGGTGGAGCTAGACCAATATCTAAAGCAGCTAAAGAAAAAGCTAAGAAAGCTAGAACTGCAGCGGCTGTTGTAGGTACAGTAGCAGCAGGTTCTATTATGGGTAGTGAT